CAGGTGCATTAGGCGCGAATGCAGCCGGCGTGTCAACCTACGGCGGAGCGCTCTTGTACGGGTGGGCACCGGGGAGTGATCCCTGCAAACCCCACTTCCACGCGAGGTAACCTTCGAGCAACTCGCGCGTCGCCGACGTCACGTCAGCATGGACGACGACTATCTCGGCTATCTGGCCCTGAAAGCGGTTGTTCGCGTAAGAGCCGTCGGGGGATGAGCCGATCGTAAGTGCACTCGTTCCCGCCGGCGGACGATTAGAGCCGGGGGTCCCCGTGCTGGCAACTACGGTGCCCCAACGATACTGCGCCATGTCCGCATCACTCATCCGACAGGTCCAGAGATAGTCGGTCGCATCAACCAACGTCGAGCTGGCTGTCGCGACGGTGTTGCCGCCGGTCAAGTTAGAGCGCAAGTAGCTGATGTTGCCCTGCGCTGTGTTGGCCCAGATTAGCGACCATTCCGCATTGACCGCCCCCTTCGTGACGGGGTTAGAGAAGTTCACCGGCTGGCCCGCTCGGCGCAGAACCATCGCGAGGGTAAAACCATCTGCGCTGGCCGGGTTTGCAAAGGTCGAAGTCAGTAGTGGGTCGGCGCCGGAACCGAAAACGACAGACCCCTTCGAGTTGATGCCCGACGCCGTGCGCGTGGGCTTCGTGGCAGTGGCCGGCGTCGCGTGGCGGTCGTTGCCCGACTTATCGTTCCACTGGTCAACGTCTGCGCCATCGAGCGTGAACGAGCCCGCATCGTCCGCGTCGAACCACAACGCCGTCGCGATGTCGGCGGGCGACCACGAGCCGCCAGCAGGTGCGCCGAAAGCGTACGGATTTATGATCACGCTGGCGTCCCAATCAGCGTCACGATTAGGCCGGCAGACGTGTCACCCACAGTGTCGATGTCGATGGTGATCTCGTCATCGTCCGCAACATCGTCCTCGGCAGCATCAATGACCGCCGGGGTTGCCGCCGTCTCGCTGGTCTCCTCGGTGGCGTCAATGGTGAGCTTCGTCGACAGCATGGTCGTGCCGTTCTTGTTGATGTCCACCGTCACCGTGCCGCTGGCTGCGGCCGTCAACAGCGACGCGCGCACTTCGGTAAGCAGGAACGCACGCGGCGCGCGGAAGTACGCCTTGTTCGTCCCGGTCGTGAGGACAGTGGTGAGGTCGGATGCGGCGAGCTGGTACTCGACCACGATACCGAATGACGGATAGGGGAGCGCGGACCACTCGTCGGTGCCGTTCCCGAACTTGAACAGACCAGTGTCCGTCTCGAAACCCATTTGCCCGTCTTCGAGGATGGGGTCGTTAGAGGTCCAGTTGGCCGCGGTGTCGCGGCGCTGCCGAAGTACCGCAGACGTGCTCACAATGACGATCCTCCATCAAAGTCGGCCACGCCGACGCCATAAAGTGTAGTGCTGGAACCCTCCTCGCCGTAGCGGGTGAGGGAGGTGTAAACCGTGTCGCTGGCGCCCTGCTCGAAGTCCACGACTTCCGTGGCTGCCGCTGCATTATCCAGCGCGATCTGCAGTCCGTCAATTTGCGCAATGGCCAGCTGGGGGATGTCAGACGCGATCACGGCACGGTTGGAAACCACCCGGCCCCAGAGGTCGATCAAAATAGCCCGCAGCTGGCCGCCACTGCCCTGCTCCACTTCGCGCAGATCGAGCGTCGGATCGTCGTCCTGTCCGAGCTCGTGCACAACGGTAAGCCGGGACACCCCGCCCGCCTGCGACGGCCAGCGCACAACCACGAGACCGGAACCGCCGTGACCGAATGACGTATTTGCGCCCTTGCCGCCGGCGCCGCCGCCAGTGTTGGGCGTACCGTTCTCGCCATCCACCACGCCGCCGGCATCAACTCCTTCTCCGTCACCGCCTCCGCCAACGCCGCCCGCTGCTACCGCAATAGCCGTGATCGTCTGGCCGCCACCGCCGCCACCGACAGCCGCCGGAGCGCCAGCCGTAACCGCGTCGCTCCACCCAAGGTCGGCGAGAGTAACGCCGTTGCCGCCGACTCCGCCCACGGAAACTCCGGCGGGGACAGAGCCGCCGGGGGCCGACGCGCCACCGCCACCACCGCCGCCCTTGGTTCCGCCGGCGATGCTCGTGGTAGTCGAGCCACCGTCGCTACCAGACCCGTTGTCACCGTCTCCGCCCGGCCGCACTATGTCGTCACTCTCGGCAGCGGCGCCACGACCAGCGGCGCCACCGCCCGATCCGCCGTCCGCACCGCCGTCGACCGGCGATACATCCTCGGCGCCGAAGCCGATGTACATCTGGCCGGCACCGCCGCCAGTGACGGACTCTGCGCCGAACGAACTGTCTTCGCCGTCCGTGGCGGGAGTGCCGGTCACGGTCCCGTCCACTCCGCCATCGCCCACGACGACGGCGATCATAGCTGCGGGGGTGACGGACATGTTCTCGACGACGCGCACGCCACCGCCACCGCCGCCACCCGATCCGCCGGTGTTAGGGCCGCTTCCGTTATTACCAGCGCCACCGCCGCCACCCACCAGCAGCACGTCGACGGAAGTCACGCCCTCGGGGACCTCCCACGTGTCATCCTCGGTGAACACGGCATAGGTCGCCTCCCCCGCTTCGGCCCCGCCGACCACAGCGATCTCGCGCGTGATGAGCGAGCTGTTGGAGCACTTCTTGACGACGATACCGCAGCCGTCGATCGGGTGGGTGTGGGCGTCGGTAGGGCCGGAAGGCGGGGTAACGATGCCGCTGGAACCGTCGACATTCACGATCCCGAGCTCGACCAATTCACGCACACGCACGAAACTGTCAAGCACGTTGCCGGTGCGGCGCTCGTGGGTCTCGACGGCCTCACGCATCGCGCTCAGAACAACTGTGTGGTTCTCGGTGTCGCCCGAAATAGCCGGGATGCTCGGGAAAGCCTTGTAAGGCTTGAAGTCGATGGCCACACTACACCCCCTTCAGGGCGCGGGGGGTTGTACCCATCTGCAGGGAATACACCGTCGTGTTGCCGAGGAGGTTGAACTGCCACAGGTCCGACTTGAAGCCGGTGGGCAGGCGGCAGATGACCTCGTCGTAGATCACGCGGTCGTACCGGATGGTGCCTTCGCGGCCGGTCTTGATCTGGAGCCGCACGGCGAGATTCTGGAACGCCAGTACGTTGAGGGGGTAGAGCAGCGAGCCCCCGAGCGGCTGGCGAGTCTCCGGCTCCGCCCAGCCCGGCACGAGCCCCGCGCTCTGGGCCGGGGAGCCGCCGAGGACCCCGCCGTTCAGGGTGTTCAGCCGGGGGCGGTTCGACGCACTGACCGCGGCGAACAGGGCCTCGTTGTAGGCCCCGTAGAACTCGAAGACGTCAGTACTGACGTCCTCACTCCCGGACTCGAACATGAGCCGGAAGGCGCCGAAATTGACCGGCTCGGGGAACTGGTACAGCTTCGACTGCCAGCGCCAGCTCAGCCTCTCTGACGAGTGGGGGTCCCACTCCAGCGCCCGCTGCTGGGAGAGCAGGAGCACGAGACCGGAGAAGCTGTCGGTCTCGATCCCGACCACGCCGCTGAACCCGTCGATGTCGATGAGCTTGGCTTCCGGTTCCGTCGGGTTGAATACAAACCCAGCACTGGACGAATTGAAAGCGACATACTGCAGGCCGAGCTGGGCGGCGAATATGGACGCCGGGTTGTAGTCCTCCCACTCCTCCCTCGTGAGGATGTCCTGAGTGATCACGCGAGCCCCGGAGGCGTCCGCCAGCACGATACCGTGCGGGGACGGGTAGTAGGCGCCGGCCACGGTCGCCACCATGCCCCTGCGGGACAGACAGGGCTCCACAGCGTCGAGCTTGCGGGTCGTGAACGCGATGGGGTGGTTGCCCTGCCCGAAGTATGGCCGGGACTTGGTCCCGATCACCACGGTGTTGCCCCAGATCACGAGCCCGACGATCGGGAACTCGACGGAGATTTCGTACTCGGGCGGCCACGCGTGAGGGCGGAAAGGCTCAGAGAACAGCAGGCGGCGGCCGACCCAGCCGATGAGGTAGCCGTTCGGCATGACCACGACGCCTTCGAGATCGTCCGGCGGACCGATCCACGAGGTCGATTCGAGCAGGGTGCTACTGGCGACAACGTCCGAATCCACGCTGTCCTCATACGTCGTCGTGCCGAGGCTGATCGTGTCGACAAGGAAGAAAGCCGTCGTGCTTCCAGACACGGTTCTGTAGATATTGACCGAGGTGATGTTGCGCTCTGAGGCATCCGGCACGGAGGAGTCAATGGCCGACAGCGACCACGTCCCGGCGTCGCCCGTCGCGAGGGTGGCCGGTGACGGCGGGCCCTCCTCGCCGTACGCGGACACGAAGGTGTAGACGTAGGCCCGGGTCTCGTCGTCGCCGGCTGGCGGCGTCACGTTGGGGGCGCTCACAGGAGTTGGGATGCCCAGCAAGAAGCCGGGGCTGCCGGCGAAGATGCGGGCATAGGTGTTCATCCGCGGCTCGGCATCACCTGCCCAGAAGTAGCGGTCGTGCGCGTCGTTGACCAGCGGCGAGCGGACGACGTCGACGTTCTGGGAGTCGAACGTGAGCCACACGTCGTCGTTGACGCCGGCGGGATCGACAATGCGGAACGCGCGGCGGACGGGATCGACGCTGCCGGCGCCGAAATCCGCAACCTCGCGCGGCGCACGGAAGCCGCGAAGCTCGCCGCTCCTGAGCTTCGTGTTCACGGCCCGCGATGCGGACATGGGGGGCAGGAGGCGATCCGAGGACCGGGGGATCAAGCCCTGAAATTTCTCCAGCTTCAGCGCAGGCATTAGAGCTCTCCCCCCGTCCAGATGACGGTCAGGTCGACGGCGTGCGAAACGAGATTGTCGGTGTTGGCGATCTCGCGCACTTCGAGTGTGAACTCGACAGAGAAATTCTCGCTGGGATCGCCGGAGTCGTTCCCGACGCCGGCTGAAATCTCCCAGAAGCGGTCGCTGGCCAGCGAAATCCACGTGTCCTCGGCGGCGGACCCGACAAGCTCGGCGGTGTCGCCGGTGAGCCCCGTGATGCGGGCCTCGTACAACGAGCTGTCGACCATGTCCCAGAAGTCCTCGTTGATCCAGCTGTCGGAGTAGTTGGTGAACGTCGACGAGCCCTGCCGCCTCTGAAGGCGGCCTGTCGTGCGCAGGTAGACGCCGGCGTAAGCCGGGTTGGGGTGCTCGGTGACATTGGTGATGATGCCCGTGCCCATGTTCAGCGCGAGCCGGTTGCTGAGGCCGCTCAGGAGTCCACCGGGAAAGGGGTACATGGTTGGCCCCCTAGCTCATGTTGGTCGCGAAGGAACCGTACCACGTAGTGCCGCCGTCCACAGTCCACAGATCAACAAAGTCGACTCCGCCGGACGTCAGGTTGGGGGGCACGTCGGAGGGCCACTTGACGCTGGCCGGCCACGTGATGGTCCGGGTGCCAGACGAAGTGATTTGCAGGCGGAAGCCGGCGAACTTGTTCGAAGCGGGCAGATTAGAGAACGCGAGCGTCGTGATGTTCGTGCCCAGCGCCAGCCTGACGTATGAGCCGAGGGCCCAGTTCAGGGTCGTGGAAGCCGTGGCGGTGACGGCCTGAGTCGACACCTGATAGTCGATGAAGTCGGCGTCCCTGATCACGTTGCCTTCCATATCGAGATCAGCGTTGAACTCGATCGTGGTCAGGCCGTTGAACACGCACGTGGTCAGTCCGACGAACGTGAACGCGAAGGTGACGGTGCCGCACGTCATCTCCAGATAGTCGGCATCGGTCTCATTGCGAATGCGCAGCGGGATATCGGGCACGACAACGCGGGTGTCGGCCGCGAGGATCAGCTCGCCGGCGGCCTGAAACACGCTCAGCGGGTCGGACTTCACAACCAGCTCCGCGCCGCCGGCCGTCGCCCTACTGGTGCCGTTGGCGGGGACCGAGAGCTGGTTACCGGTGAGGCCCGTGGCGCCGCGGATCGGAACGCCCGCGACTTCGCCGCCGAGCACCTTCGTCCCGGTGCCGGTCAGCTGAGCGTCGATGATCTCGTTGCCGTCGGCGTCGATGTTGCCGGTCATCGTCCCGCCGGACTTCTGCAGGAACAGAGCCATGCCGGCCGCGACCAGCCGGAGCTCGACGCGGGTCACAGTAAGGGTGAACGCCTGCGCGGTCGTGCCGTCCTGCCCGCGCTCGACGGTCAGGTTGTCGCCGGTGCGGGCGGTGCACTTCACGATCTCGATGTCGCCGTCGTCGTCCTCCAGCGTAGCGTAGAAGAACTGATCGCCGGTCGGGGACGGGAACAGGGCGCCGAAGCCAGCGGCGACCTGAATGGTTACGTCGTCGTCGTCGATGGACGCCGCAAGCAGCGCACTGGCGTTGTTCGAGAAGATCATATCAGACACTGGTCAATCTCCTGCGGGGGGACCAGCCGCTACTCGGGTACGTCCAGTTGGGGGAGTTATTGTAGCCCTTCTTCCGTTGGGCTGCATAGAAACCGATCTGCTGCAGGAAGTTCTGCCGCAGCTGGGTCGCCAGCACCGGCTGGGAGTACGGCTTGCCGGGCTGCATGTACATCCGCGCAAGGAACCCGTTCCGGATGGCATCGTAGTACTTCAGCGTGATCTGCCGCGGCAGCTCGTCATCCGTGACGCTCACGTCGAACGCCGGCATCAGCGCCACGGTGACGCGGAGCGTGTCGGTCGGGGCGGTGTTGTAGTAGGGGGTGAGCTTCAGCTCGTCGGGGTTCGAAGTCACGTACCACGCCGACGCAGACTCCGCGCCCTCGATCTTGTCAGGCTCGGCGCCGAGGGCCGGCAGGGGGCGGTAGCCGTCGGTGTCGTTCCCAACACGAACGGCGAGAATGCCGACGACCTCAGTGTTCGTGTCGCCGTCGTCGATCTGGATGGCGGTGTCGCCGGCGGAGATTGCAACACCCGTCACAACCTTCGTCCACGCGAACGACCGCTCGAAGAACTCCCGCATCGCGAGGCGGAGCTCCCGGGCAGCGGCAGAACGGACGACACCGGGCAGCTCGGGGAGCGTGTCCTTCAGAATCTGGTTCAGGTTCTCGGTGTACTCCGTCGCCACGCTACACTCCCAGCAAGCTCTGCTTGAATATGGTCAGCAGGGCGACCGCCCGGCCGTCCTCAGTGTACTCGTCGTCGGTCAGCTCCGCCAGCCCGACCACGTAGTGGACCAGCGGAGTGAAAAACTGCATCTCCAGACCGAAGGTGTCGGTCCAGTCGGTCTGTCCTGCGCCCGCGCCGGACTCTACGAGTTCGGGGACGTTCAGGGCGTTGCCGGAGAACAGGTCGTAGGCGGCATCCGGGCGGGTGCGGCACAGGACCTGAAGGGCGCGGTTGTAGATGGCGAGGAGGGTGGAGTTTTCGTAGCGGTAGGACGCGCTGTCGGTATCCTGCAGGAGGACCCGGGCCTCGGTCACGACATCCTGATAGGTCTTCGCCACGATCATCTCCTCGGGGAAAAAACCCCCCGGCCGCATTATACAGCCGGGGGGTGTGCTAGGTCATCCCGGAAGGACTAGCCCTTCGAGACGAAGCCGTTACCCAGCGCGACGCCGTTCACGACCTTGTAGCCGTAGACCTGAAGGCCACGGAGCAGGTTGCTGAACGAACGCTCGGAGCGCAGCGTCTCCAGCTTCGTGAACTGCGAAGCGAAGGAGAAGCCCGCCTTGGTCCCGAACAGGATCGGGTAGGCAGTGCTGTAGCCGCTCGGGGGCAGAAGGATGTTCGACACGTACAGGGTGAACCTGTCGATCATGCCCAGACGGCCGTTGCGCAGGATCGAGGTGCCGTCACCGGAGAGCGACGCATCCTTGAGTTCCGACTTCTTGATCAGCGCCGCGAACCACGCGGGGATGACCATCCAGCGGCCGGACTCGGGGACGTTCTGCTCGTCGAGGACCTGACCGCAGTTGACGATGTAGTCGACCACGGGCATCTCGTTCGAGCTGTCGTCACCGACACCGGTGCCGTCTTCGACCTTACCGACGAACGTCGGGGAACCATCGGTACCCAGACGAATGGAGGCGGAGATCGCGCCGGCAGAGTTGCCGACGTTAGCCGCCGCGATGCTCGCGCTGTTCACCAGACCGGTGTTCAGAACGTCGTCGTCGACCGTGATCTTCATCTGCTCGGCAGCGTCCTCAGCCCAGACCGACAGCTGGTCGATGTCGGACTGCAGCTCCATGACGTCGTCGAGGGCGAGGTTGAAGTACTTGCCCTTGTCGATGTTCATGGTCTGCTTCGGCTCGGACGGACGGTCCACCGCGAGGTCGAGGTCGGCCTTGTAGTCGCGGATGGTGATCGTCGGACGCGAGCGAATCTGGACCTTGTCGCCGAAATTCTGAATCTCGCCCTCGTAGTCGGTGTTCGCAATGGCACCGAGCACGGTGGCCTTGTAGAACTTCTCGACGAGCTTGCTCGACCAGACCTCGGGAATGAACGTGCCGCTGTACGCCGTGGTGGGCGTGCTACCGCGGAACGGGGTAGATGCAACTGGAAAAGACATTTTCGTAACTCCTGAACTCAAACAAACGGTTAAAACCTAATCCGGCCTTCGTGCTGGGCAGCGAACAAATCGCGATCGAGCTTCTGAAGCTTCTCGGGGAGGTCCCGCTCGGGGAACTTCCGAATGTGCTCGTTCTTCTCGATCGTGAACCGCTGGATGTCAGCCCGCGTCCAGATCATCTTACCGCTTTCAGTCTGAGCGCCTGTCGGCCCGGCTTTTGGCGTTCCGGGGGCCACCAGTTGGTCCAGTCCGTTCGGTGATCCCTCCGCCGGTTTTGGCGGGGTGGGAGCCGGGTCTGGCTGGTCAGAAGTCCGATCAGCGTTTTCCGCTTGAAAGCCCTTGAAGATCGCGATGAGCCTTGGCGCATCGTTCTTCCTGTAGGCGTCTGCCAGCAACTCGTCGCGGACTCGACCCGAGAAGGCATCCTGCTGGGTCAGCCATTCGAGGAATTTCGGGTCCTCGTTCTGCTGGGTCCACTCCGGGACCGCATCCGACAAAGCCGCAAGCATTCGCTCACGAGCGGATTGTGCCACAACCTTCTGGGAGGCTGCAACTGTTTCCTGCACATGCTTCACACTTTTCTGCACCGGCTTGAGCTGGGCATCGAGCGCAACGCCCGTTTCCTGCTTGGCCACCCGGCGAATGATGTCGATCAGGTCGGGGCCGAACTGCGCGACTTCCTCCTCGGTAAGGGGGGAGGCGGGGGCGGCAGCGGGCGCCGGCGCTTCCCGCGTGTGCAGAGCAGCGACGGTCGCTTCGAGGTCGTTGACGCGCTGCTTCAGCTCCGCGTTCTCGCCGGTGACCTCGCGGAGGTGGCGGTGTAGGCGGGGGACCTCGGCGTTGTACTTGCCCTGCAGGACCTTGAACCGATGCTCGGCGGTATCCTCGGCGGGGGCGGGGGTCGGCGGCGGGTCGGCGGGGGCGGGGGCCGGGTCAGCCGGGGCTGGGTCGCCGGCGGGGGCCGGGTCAGCCGGGGCTGGGTCGCCGGCGGGGAGCGCGGCGGTCTTGATCTCCTCCAGAATGCGGTCGGCCTGCTCTATCTGCCGGCGGACTGCGGCGGGGAGTACGTTCTCGTGTTGCGTGGACATGTGCTCATCCTCTGTCAGTGATCCTTGTACTTGGCGAGCAGCGCGGGCGCATTCTCGTTCGTGTCTAGGATCACCTTCAGAGCCAGAGCGCGCCCCTGTACGCGGGCGAACTTCTGTTCGTCGAGCTGATTTTCCAGTTCATCACGAGCTGTCTTGCGAGAGTTCCGCAGCCACTCAAGAACTACCTCGAAGTCACTACTGACTCGGAGGTTGGTCATTGCTTGGAGGACTTCTTTGGTTGGTTTCATGTGCATCAGAACGGGAGCCGGCCATACCTCTCAGCGCGAGCGTCCTCGTCCGAATACTTGACGTCGGGCGGCGTGGTACCGGCACCGGTGACATGCGGGCGGCCCGCCAGCCGGTTCTCGACCGTCGAGCGGCCGATCTGAACGTCACGAACGCCGTCGATGCTACGCAGACGGCAGGACTTGACGACCTTATCCTTCGCGGCGGGAACCTTCATGTCACGAACCCTTGTACTGGCCCTGCGAGACGCCAGAGGTGTGGTTGGGCGGGAAGTCCTTGTTGCCCTTGGTCGGGCCGAGGAACTTGCCGCTCGGGGAGCCGCTGTGGCTCTCGCCGGAGCTGCGCTGAGCATACTCCTTCCCGTCGACACCCGGCACGAACTTGCTCGCGGTGCCGCTCTTGTGGCTCTCGCCGGACGAACGCTGCTGGTACTCGGTACCCGGCTGCGCCGTCAGTTTGCCCCAGTGCTTGCCCTTCATGGTCAGTCTCCAACGGGTATATGGAAAATTCGAGCGACGACTATATCAGGGCCCCGGCTAAATGCCAAGGTCCTTCATCTGCTTCGCGCGCTTGTCGCGAATTGTGTCGGCGGCCTTGCGGGCAGCGCCCTTCCCGAGCATGGCCGCGCCGGGCTTGGTCGAGGGCTTCTCCGCCTTCTTGACCTTGCCGCCATCGGCCATCTTGTAGGTGCCCTTGGCAACCGGAGTCTGCCGGCCACCTGCCGGGGCAGAGGTCGTGATCTTCTTGGGCTTGCGGCCCTTCTTCGGCGCAGCGAGGTGGTCCTTCACGACCTTCCCGCCATCGGCGTAGCCGCGCCGGTCCTGCATCATCTTGCTCATCATCGAACTATCCTCCAGCTCTCATTCCGGGGCGGCCTGTGGGGCCAGTGAAATCACCTTCGATCTGCTCGCGGGCGGCCTCGGGGCCGGCCCTCTGTTCCTTGGGTGCGGGGGTCTGGTTCGGGTTGCCCTGACCCTGCGCCTGCGCCACTGCCTGCTGCTGCGCGGCCGCCTGCTGGTCGGCCAGTCTGGCGCGGAGCTCTTCCTCGTCAGGCAGAACACGCTCGTGCTCCAGCCCGAGATTCTCGGCCACGGAGCGCAGGACGTTGGCCCGCCCTTCCGGCCCGAGGATGGCCATGTCGATCGGGTTCGCGGTCAGCTGCAGGAACTCCAGCTGGCGCATCCGGTCCTGCTCGCGTTTCGTGGCGTGGTGCACGCCCTTGACGACGATCAGCTCGTCGCCCTTGAACGTGCCGGGCAGGGTCAGCATGACCATGTCGAATAGCTGTTTCAGAAGCGGGGCGATCACGTCGCGGTCGATCGAGGCGGCCACGTTCTGGAGGGTCTTGCTGGCATTTCCCATCAGCATCGCCAAACCGGACGCGGTCCGGCCGGCGCCACCGACCTTCTCGTTGCCCGTCATGTACTTCGGCACGGCAGAAATCTCGTCACCCATGGTGCTCCAACGCTCGTAGATCGCCATGAGCTCCTGCACGTTCATGGCCGGCTGGAAGAACGCCACCGGCGCCTGTCCAGAGCTGGCCAAAGCCGGGTCGTAGTTCACATGCCACCGCTTCCACGGATACATGCTGTCGTCGTCGTGCGGGTCCATCACGGCGTCATTCACGACCACCTGCGGGCCCGATGCGATCGAGCTGTTGTTCACCAGCGCCCGGGCGGCGGCATTGCAGACGGTCTGCACGTCCACCAGCAAGTCGGGCAAGCCCTGACCCACCATCGCGCCGGGGACCTTCTCGAAAGACGAGAGGTAGTACGGGGCGCGGTTGCTGGACGAAGGGTTGATCTGGACCTTGATCACCCAGCGGTCGATGAGCCACGCGGTCACGAAATACTCGCCCAGCGGGTCCGCCACCTTGGTCGGGTCCATGCCCCAGTCCAGAAGCAGTCGGCCCGAGATGTACCCGGTGAACTCGGCAGTGTCGATCAGGGAAGACGAGTGCCGCGGCCACCGCTCGCGGTCCTCCAGCTTCGCCCGCTCGGTGTCGATCGTGTCCCACCACTCGTGCAGGCCGTTCATGTACGCCCGCTCCAGCACTTCGTCGATGGCAGCGTCGTTGTACCCGGGCAGGCCCTTGCAGGCGGACAGTTCCGCGCGGGACAGGCGGACGCGCTCAACGAAGTCGGCCTGCTGGACGTGCGAGGCGCCAGAGGACCAGTAGAGGTCGAAGGGAGAGACGCGGTTCCAGTACATCTTGGCCACGCTGTCGCGGACCGGCCGGCCGTTCACCCACTTCGTCTGCTCGTTGCGACGAACCACCGGGCCCTTGAGCACGGCGAAGGGAAAGATCGGGAGGTCGATCAGGAACTCGGCGAACGCCTCATAGAACCCGCCCTCGGTGAGGAGGTCATCCAGCTTCTCGCCGGCCTCTTTGGCCTCGTCGGCGGCCTGCTTCTTGGCGGCGCGCTTGGCCGCCTTGCGGAGCATCTCGACCCGGTCGGCGACCATCTGCGGGTCAGCCGGCATGCCACTCTGGATCAGGGTCGAGACCTCGACATTGACGAGCTGCTGAACGTCGGCGTCGATGTCTTCTGGAAGGGCGGGATCGGGGGTTGGGGCGATGTCCCAAGGCCGCTCGGACCCGAGATAGACATCCCGGAGAAGAGCGGTAGCTGCCCGGCACTTCGTGGCGGTCACGCGGGCGTAGACGCTGCTGCCGCCGAACTGCTTGATCTCCGCGAGGAGGGAAGCATCGTACTCGCCGCGGTAGGCCCGGAGACCCTCCAGCAGGCGCTCTGAGATGCCCTCGGAGTTGCGGAAGTTCCGCATCTCGGTCATCCGGCCGCGAATGTAGGACGACAGCATGTCCTCGGAAGCCCGCTCATCCCGCTCACCGGCGTTGGCCTCGGCCTCGCGCTGGACGCGCTCCTGCTCCATCAAGTCCTGATTGGAGATGACGCGGATGAGCCCGCGGCCCCGGCCAGAGTCAACGCCGAGGGTATTGGAGGTGGGGATAGCTTGCGAGCTAGTGGCCATCGGCGACGATTCCGGCTATTCTGGGACCAAAGCGGAGGATAGCATAATGACGACGGACGTAGCTACTCAAGACACGATTCTGGAACTCGGCCACCTGAGCCCCCTCATCTGCATGGAGCTGGCGGCCGGTTTGTCGACGCCGGAGGCCGTCAGGTCGAAGTATAGCATCACCGAGGAGCAGTGGCTCCGGCTGAGCGTGAACCCGACCTTCGTGCACATGATGCGGGAGGCGACCCTCGCCTTCTCGGGCGACATGAACGCCGGAAAGCGCATCGTCAAGAAGGCCGAGATTCTGCTCGAAGAGTCCCTCCCCATCCTGCACAAGCTCATGACCAACAAGGAAGCAAGCAGCGGGACGATCATCGAGATCGTCAAGCAGCTGTCCTCGCTGGCGGGCAAGTCTGGTCGGGAGGGTGCCGGGGGCGCATTCGCGCCGGGTGGCGGCTTCAACGTCTCGATCGAGATTCACGCTCTCGAAGGCAAGGGCGTCACGATCGACGGGAAGTGCGCGCCGGTCCTCGACAGCGACCGCTGAAGCCAGTTCCTCGCACGAACGAAGAGCCCGGGGCCCTGCTTCGGCGTCTCGTCCTCGATCCATACGTACATCGGCAACATGTCACACCTCGGGTTAGGTCCACGCCCTCGGGGATGGGGAGGGCTTCCTGATCTTGGGGGCCATCGACTGCAGGACCTTACCAAGATAGTTCGCGTTCGTCGACATGGCCATGTACTGCAGGCAGTCGGCCAAGTCGGACCACGGGTGCGTCTTCTCGGGCTTGTCCTCCAGCACGCCGGTCTGCTTCCTCCGGTACCGGTACCAGTACTTCATCGCGGAAATGAGCTGCACGCAGCGGCTGGAGATGATGAGCTGCGGACCGCCATCGGTCTGGTGCAGGAGCAACTGCTCGACCGACCGGATGCGGGGGTCGATGTTGTTGGTCGGCGCCGCGTAGACGTCGAAGCCGAGCCGGCGCAGGACGTCAAACGGGGAGTCCTCGTTGGTCTGCGACTTGTCCCGGCCTTTGGGGTCGGCCACCATGAACAGCCGGTTGAAGGTGTACCGCTCGTAGAGCAGCGGGCGAAGCAGCGTCGTGGCGAACTGCTCGATGCCCATATCCTCTGAGGTCAGCTCGTCAAAAATGACCAGCCGTCCCCGGCCGTCAATCTGCCCGAGGAGGCAGGCGGGAGTTCGCCCGAAGTCCTGCCCGACCATGACCGGCATGTTCTCGTTCAGGATCAGCTGGTCCTCGTCAACGACGTGGAAGCCGGGCTTGAAGGAGGCACGGAACACCGCCTGCCCCCCGAGGCTCTTGCCGTACTGCGCGTCGACGTGAATGTGAACCCAGTCCGCGTTGTTGTTGGCGGCGAGGTTCTCGTAATAGTTGTCTGGAAGGTTCTCGACGTTCTCGGCGAGGGGGTCCAGCCCGCCCGGCTGCCGGAAGAACGACCAGTTGGGCGGGCGGTCGACCTCCAGCTTCGAATACCACGTGCTGTCCTCGTCCGGAGGGTTCGACTCAGCCACGATCCCGAACCACGTAGGCTTGGCGATCGCCTTGGCCGGGAAACGGCCCAGACGGCCGCTCAGGGCGTCGATCAGGCTCGGGTCGACCTCTCGGAACTCCGACACCCACGCGCCCGTCAGGTTGAGCGAGAGGAGGCGCTGCTGGTCCTGCGGGGTGTCGAGCGGGATGAGCATCCAATCGCTCTCCACCTTCGTCCCGTCGGGGAGGGGGAAGCGGACCTGAATCGTCGCGTCGGTGACGCGGTAGGTCATGATCGGCTCCAGCCACAGCTGAATGTCGGCCAAGCAGGTTTGGCGCAGCTGTTGGAGAGTGTTCCGGATGATCGCCATGCGGGTTCGACGAACGCCGTTGCGGTCTGGGGCCTGCAGGCGGGCACGGCGGAGGAGCTCCATGAAGCAGCCGGCCGACTTGCCCGAGCCGACGGGGCCCATGATGAGGCGCACGAACGAGTTGTCGAGCATGAAGCTGCCGATCGTCGGCGGCGTCACGAACCTCAACTCGTTCGGGTTTGCATCACCTGAACCGGGAGCGTCGTCCTCGGGGACGAAGTCGCTGTCGGCGTAGGGGGCCTTCACTTCAGCGGTAGTGGTCATTGATCCATGGAGCCTTTTGCTTTGCAGAAGTATGCCACGGATTCTCGACCCCCGGGAAGAAGACCATCCGGGCGTCCGGGGGCAGGCGGTAGCCGCGGTTGCGCAGCTGGGGGTTCCACGCGTAGATGCCGTGCTTGCGGGTCGTCCACACGGCCTCGCCGGGGAGGCGGTAGCTGAACCACCCCTGATCGGACCCGAGCTTGCGCGCGTCCCGGGTCTTCCGCGGGGACCAGAACGGGTCGAAGTCGTCGTACAGCATCCGGCGGGCACCGGCGGTCGCGAGGAACATGGACCCGTTGTAGTCAGGCGGGCGGAGCGGAGACTCCCAGAAAACGACGTCCTCCTTGCGGTTCCACAGCTCCGTCACTTCTCGGACGATAACAACGTCCAGATCGACAGACACAAATCGGCTACCTGCAATGCTCCGGAAATCGTCACGGAAAGCAGCAAGGCGGCGATAGCAAGAGGGATACTCAGCGCCAAGAGGATTGCTAATCCCAGCAAACACGTATGGAAGAGGAGCCACCTCCACAAGCGGGTGCAGGCCCAGCGCGTCATCCGTGATGCAAATGAACCGATGCGGATCACGGTAGTGCCTCGCGACCATGCTCCTGAGTGTGTTGACGTGGCCCGCATCGAACGAGCTACGGCAGCCGGGCTGCGACCACTTCCAGCATACCACGCTGAGCATCACGCGAGCCCTGATTTGTAGTGCCCATCGAACCAATCAACGAACCGCGCGACCGCCTCCTCCATGTTGATGGCCGGGCGCCGGCCGAGGACCGCCTCCAGCTGCTCCAACTGCGCCACTGGCGTACCCCCGTCGACGGGAGCGGGGAGCTTGCCGGCGACCTCGAACGGGCGGCCGGTCTTCGCGTGCATCATGCGGGCCAAGTCGAGCAGGCTGTATCGTTTGTCGTCCATCACCAGCGTGAGCACGTTGTGCTTCTGGGGCAGGGGGGCGAGCAGCAAGTCGCGGGTCAGGTCCACCGCGTCCTCGGACCAGAGAAACGCCGTCTTGTAGAGGTAGCCGCCCTTCATCGGGTGGGGCTTCCCGGAGAACATCCGCAGCGCCGCCTTGTAGGCGCCAACGTCGGGCCGGCAGAGGGGGCCGAACGTCGAGCCATACCGGAGCCCGAGGGTCTCCATCCCGTAGGTGTGCGAGTAGACGCTGGCCATCTCCTCGTTGAATCTCTTGGTTGCTCCATACGTATGCGTGGAGATCGCGTGGTCGTCGACGAAAGTGCTCGACGCGTAATTGAAACGCTTGACCTCGGCCCGGCGGCACGCTTCCAGCACGTTCACGAAACCGAGGCAGTTGGAGCTGATGTACCGGTGCAGGAGTTCGAGGTTGAGCGGCGCCACGGCGTACTGCGCGGCGAAGTGCATGACGTGATGCGGCCGGAGCTCGGTCACGACCTTCTCGACCGTCTTGAAGTCGGATAGGTCGCACTCCGCATGCTTGAACCGCTCGAACTTCTTGAGCTCCGCGACCCGGTACTTCTTCTCGCTGACGGCGTTGGCGACGCGGTCGATCCCCACGACGACGTGCCTGTCTTCCAGCAGTCGTCTGGCGAGCGAGTAGCCGAGGAACCCGTAGCTGCCCGTGATCAGGAATCTCACTGGAACACCCCCGCCACGATCGAGTCGGCCAGCAAATGGAAGATGTCCCTGCCGCGGTACTCGGTGGGGCGGAGCTGCCGGTCGAAGAACACGCACTCCTCGTACGCCTTCTGCGACCAGCCGAGCGTCGTCTCCAGCACCATCCACTTCTCGCCTTCGTAGTCGTACACGAGGTCGATACCGCACCACTTCAGGTCGTGCGCGTCGAAGAACTTCCGCGCCGCCTTCAGTGCGCCGAGCTGGAACTCGGTTGGCTCGTTGACGGGGTTGTTGATCCCGCTCCCCGAAGCGAAAGGGGTGCCGGGCACGTTGTGCCGCTGGAGCATCATCAGGTGGTCGCCAATGACGCAGACCCGGTAGTCGCATGCGTTGCCGGGGATCAGTTTCTGCCAAAGCACGACGCCCAACTGAAGGCCGGTGCGGCCATTACCGACCTTGATCGGTAGGCCGGAGGCGGCAACCACGTCGAGCTCCCGATGCGCCTGCTCGGCGGTCTCGATCAGTCGCACGTTCGCGCTGGCGGACCCCTGCCGGGACTTGGAAAGGAAGGGTAGGGTGAGATGGTTGATGCAGCTCTCTATAGTTGCGCGGTTGATGCGGCCGCGGAGTACGTATGTCAGTGGAAGAGCCCAGCCATACAACTCGGCCTGCAGAAATTTGTCCTCGTACGCTTCAATGGTCACGAAGTCCGGGATCATTATAGCGCCGGCTCGGCGCATCCCGCGCGCCACCGTCTTGCCGACCGACAGCTCGGGCTCCCACTGCGGAACGCGCATGAACGCATAGTCGCCGGGCTCGACCTCGTTGTAGTCGATCTTGTCGTTGAACAGTCGCGCGACGAGCCCCTTCGAGACGGCTATCGTCTCGACCTGTTGGGCCCAGCGGCCGTGGTCGCCCGTGTAGCACCAGATGGTTTTCACTGACATGGATACCGCTCCATTGCTCTCTTGAGCAGCGGCACGATGTAGGGGTTGGGGGGTTTGCGCTCCAGCCACTGCAACGCGCCGCGGATGTATGACCTCGCGTCGTGTGCACCACGCGCGAGTCGCTTCAGCTCAACCTTCAGCTCGTCGGGCTTGACCACGCCCGCGAACGGGTCTATCGTTCCGGCATCCAATTTCTGCGCCGTCGTCTGTCGCTTGCCCCCGGTCACACGGGGGCCTTTTTCGTTACCTCGACCAGAAGCGGCTCGTACACCTTGTCCGAGCCGGGCGCTTCTGACGCGCACTTGCCCATGCTCAGCAGCAGCGCCTTCGCGACAGCCGTCACCGTCGCCGGGTCGTCGTTCACCGTCGCAAACTCCACCACTGTCGGCGCCAGCACCACTGCCCGATGCTTCGACATCAGAGCACTTTCTTGTTGGCGGCAAGGTAGTCGTCCAGCGCCCGCCGGCACAGCTCCGAGATGGAGTAGCCGGAGGTCTCCGACAGCGCCTGAACGCGCTTGTACTGGCGGTGCGCCAGCAGCAGGTGCACGCGCACCGTATCGAGTTTCTTGCGAGGCATGTCAGTCTCCCACTGCGTACGTCTGGAACTTGGCTCGGTTCTGCAGTCTCATCCAGCGGAGCCACTCGCTGATCTGCGGGTCCTGCAACAGGTCGAGGAACTCGCCCCGCTGAAGGTAGAAGCTGTCGTCGAGGACGACCTCGGCATCGCCGTAGGAGAGCATGTTCTGGGCGGTGGTGACCATATGGGCCAGCTTGTCCATGAACGCCCTCTCGACGGACTCGAACGGGTCGGTCGGGTCGACCGCCTCCAGCTCCTGCCCGGCGACGTAGTCTTGGATCAGAGCGCGCACTTGTCGACCTCGCATGCCGCGGTGAACGCCGCGTTCCACGCCGTCACCTTCCAGTGCTCAGGCAGAACGGCCCGAGCTTCGGGGTGCGAGAAAAACCGCTCGTCGAGGAGCATGGACTCGTACACCCGGTTGAACACGTACTTCGCCCGGATGCTCCACTTCGCCCACTGCTTGGAGGGGACCTCGTGGTCGTTCTCGATCGTAACTCTAAGTTCTGTGATGGCCATGATTTACACCTTGTCCGGTTCGTCGGTCTTGAGTCTGTGGTCCGAGTAGGAGTAGAACCCCTCATTGATCAGTCGCAGCGCCTTGGCCACGGCGTAGTCCGGCAGGCAGTAGTGCGCATCAGCCAGACCGAACTCCGTGAAGTCGATGTTGCTGTTCACGTGATCTGCGAGGACGAAAGCGGGGCACTCCTCCAGCAGATGGGTGGTAATGTACCCCGCCACCTGCGCCTGCGTCATCGCGATCAGCGTGGCCTCGGCCGTGTGCAGCTTCATGTACAGCGGCGTGACGTCGCTCACCCGGTACTGGAGCTGCCCGGTGAGGGTGATGGTCTTGCCATCCCTCGTCGTGACGGTCTGGCACCCGCAGTCGGTGATGCGCAGCCGCACGTTCTGCTTGAAGATGGCGTCGAGATACGGAATGCGGAAGTGCACGCCGCCCTCGAACTTGGTGATCCACCGCCCGGCCCGCACTCGAAGCGCCTGCTCCCACGGCTGTAGCAGGAACCACCACTTGAATGCTTCCGAGAACCGACTCAGGATTGTTTGAAGCCACTCCATTTCAGCACCCTACTCGCGGGGACGTCATGATGCCCCGCTGTGTCAAGTATCGGTCCTGCAGCGAATATGCCTGCCGCTCTCGCTCGCATTTGTCCGTAGGTGTTCCGAACTGATGCTGGAGGTAGTGGATCATCTCGTGCACCACCACTCCATCAAACAGCGGACCCACCCTCGCCTTGTCGACGAGCAGATAGACCGTCCCGTCGTCGTTGTACCACCCCCAGAACACCACGTCGCCACACTTCCCGCTGGGGCACACATGCGACTGCAGCCAGTCGTTGGACACCAGCGCAGTCTGAGGGGGTGGAAGGTCGCACCCGCGCCCGTACAGCTTGCAGGCGTACCCGAACAGGGACGTGACCGTCTCGGGGGGCAGAGACGGAGCCGAGAGAAGTGTCGACGCTACTGCAAGGGCCGTGATCATGCCAGCGCCACCTTGTCGATGGTCTTGCCCTCGGTGTTGGTCACGTACGCGATGGAGTATCCGCCGTCGTAGGGCACCGTGACCACGTTGCCGTCGTCCTGCTCGAACATGATGACCCGCTTCTCGGGCCACACGCTGTACGACCGGATGGAGTAGCACTTGTACCCCGAGTTGTTGTCCCTGATGAATTTGATGACGAGCATGGAGGTCTCCTTGGTTGACCCGGCGAGTCTAGTCCGGCCGAGTGGGTTTGTAAAGCCTAGTCTGCACTCTCCCGCTCCACAATGCACCATTTCAGATACGCGTTCTTGAAGTTGAGCGCCAGCATGTGCCGGTAATTCGGGAGGTACTTCTCCCCGCACGCTTCGTCGATCGCCCGCCGCGCGTCCCACACGATCGCCGCGATGTACTTCTGCGCCGGCGTGGTCCCCCTCGCGTAGACACTCCCGTGCGCGACCGTGAAACCCTGTCGGGGTGGGGGGCCGTGCACGAGCAGCACCTGCAGGAACGCAGTCTCCCAGTCACCCTCGGTTTTGGGGGTGTATTTGAAGGACGCATGCTCAGGCGCCACGATGAGGCTCTCCGTCCCGGACATTCCCCGACTCCCTGATCAGGTCCATCAGAAGCTCGGAGTCGTTATACGCGTCGGACGGCCCGAGGTCACCCTCCGGACCGATCTCCCTCCAGAGCATCCGAATCTCATGCCGCAGGCTGCGGTTGATCGGGAGGCTGCGGAAAGGGAGCGGCGGGAGGGAGCCCCGGATGTCCCGGGGGACTACGAACAGCGCGGGGGCGTGGGTGAGGCCGAGCTGGTGCATGGCCTCCGCACGGTTGTTGCCGGTGCGGATTGCGAGCGACTTGAAACCCTGCAACCCCTTCGCGTTTGGTAGATGCTTGTCGTAGTACTCGATGATGAACGGATTGAGGATTCCATTTTCGCGGATGGAATCAAGCAGCCGGGTGAACTTCCCGTAGTCGTAAGGGCCAGTGCGCGTGTGGCCTATTTTGTCGAGATGGTGTCGCTTGGGCAGGTAGTGCTCGAAGCGGTCGTGGTAAACCCACGGGTAGCAGGTGACCTCGACACTCGGGTAGAAGCGGATGATGTAGTCGGCTGGATTCATTGGGCGATGTTAGCCCATAGGGTTTTGGGGGTCAAGAGATTTTTTGCGCTGGTGATTTTGGGGTGTGGGGGTTAAGGGCCCATCGCATTTTTTGGGCTGGGATATGAGCGAACCACATAAAGAGGGGCGGCACCCCCCCACCCCCATGGCCTGATACCCCGGTGGGGTCGGGTGCCTACAGATATCTCAATCCACAGCGACGTATAGTGAGGGGGTGCAGGGTGCATCGCCCTAGTTCTTACACGGCGTGTAACAGGAGAACACAAGCATGAGCATCAAGTCAGTCGTCAATGCAGCCATCGGCTTTGACAAGTCGCTGGCCCGCACCGCAGTGGAGAGCGCCATCGCATTCGGTACAGAATGCTGGAACTCGCTTCCGTTTGACGCCGACGGCGGGCTGCCGTCGGAGTGCATGGCCGAAATCCTCACGGGGATTGAGGCCGAGAGCTCGTGGAAGGGTACGGCCAGCGCGAAAGCTCGCCGCAGTGAATGGAAGTCGGCGATCGCGGCCGTCCCGTTCTATTTCGTCGAAGCCTGCCGCTACTTCAAGGCGACGCAACCTGTCGGGTTCACGCGGGTTGCGATGTTCAAGCTCGCCCGCAAGCTCATCAATTCCGACGACTACAAGGCGACCGTGGACGAGATCATTTCGGGCGTGAAAAAGCGCCAGAACTCCGACAAGTACCAGCGCGTCCCGACTGTCGCCGGCGTGCTGAAAGCGCTGATGAACGTGCAGACGCGCAAGCAGAACGAAATCAAGTTCCGGCGCGAAGTGGCGGCGCTCGCCGCAAAGTACGGGCTCGCCACGGGCTAGCCTGTTTCGACTTCGCCATTCGGGCGGGCCCTCCGGGGCTCGCCCCTTTTTTGTAAGTGTGCGCCAAACCCGGCACCCCCACACCCCAGTTACACGCCGTGTAAGCAGGTTTGAAAAGATCATTACCAAACACCCCCACACGGCGATGGGTGTGAATTGTGATAAAGGCGCGTATAGGGGCGGGTAAAATAAGCGATGGTTCAAGGGGTTAGGGGTTGAGTGGTCGAGAAGCAGGCGATTTGCAAGTACTTGAATCGCAACGCATTCGGCAGTGGGGGAGAAAATCGGGACCTTTCACGGACGATTGCAGCCTTATAATAATCAACTATTTATGTGTAAAGGTCTTAAGCGTCCTCTAAATTTCAGGTACACCCCCGCTATGTGCGCGCGACCCCCGCCATTTTGGGGTTGGGGG